TATCGGGCATTTAATAAATGCCAGTTGGCTTATGATTTGAAGGGCAGGAAGTACAGAACGGATATCCCGAGGGTACTGCCCAACCCCGATGATTTGGACATAAGGCGGAAAAAAGGAGGGAGAGAATGTGGATAGTACCCAAAACATTATCAGCTTTTGTACGGGATACGGAGGGATTGAACTTGGGATTAGACGAGCGGGCGTGGATGTGCGCACAGTCGTTAATGTGGAGATCGAAGCCTTCTGCTGCGCCAACTTGGCAGCGAAGATTGAAGAAGGACTCATGGATGACGCACCTATCTACACGGATCTTAAAACCTTCCCAGCAGAAATCTTTCGAGGAAAAGTACACGGCATCATTGGAGGATATCCCTGTCAGCCGTTCAGTAGCGCGGGAAAGCGAAAAGGAGAGAAAGACCCAAGACACTTGTGGCCATACATCCGAAGCCATGTCCGGGCAATTAGACCTCTTTGGTGCTTCTTTGAAAATGTCAGAGGCCACACCACGATGGGGTTATGGCGAGTCCTGTCCGATTTGGAAGAAGATGGTTACCGAACGGAGTTCGGATTGTACTCAGCGGAGGAAACAGGCGCGCCTCACCAACGCATCCGATGCTTCATCCTGGCCTACCGCACGGACCTCGGACTCTCAGGGACATTCAGAATCAAAGATCAAGAGAGTGAGGGAAGGAACAATGCCAGCGGGGAAAGCACAATTGAGGGAGTGGGTGAATCCGAATTGGCCCACACCGCGAGCCGGGAACCCCGGCAGTCGCAAGCCCGGAACGGGGGGCAAGATATTGGCGGAGGAAGCGAAGAAGAATTGGTATACCCCCGATTGCTCGGACCGAAGGAGTGCAAAAAGCAAACAGCAAGGCTTGAGCAACCAAGCGAAGATACACGCTGGCCCGCCCGCCCAGGAGAAGAGCAGTACGAGTGGGAACAGCCAAGGGTCACCGAAGCTCAATCCGAATTGGGTGGAGCAGTTGATGGGCTTACCCATCGGGTGGACAGACTTAGGCTCCTGGGGAACGGAGTTGTCCCCCAAACCGCAGAATTAGCGTGGCGTACACTTTGGAAACAGATCAATGAAAATACAGATCACTAATTACGATACCACGCTAACCGCAGAGATCCCCGATGGGAGCGATCTTGCACAGACTTTAGGGGCGATCCGCGTACTGCTGGTAGGTGTGGGGTTTCATAAGGATTCAATCGATCAATATTTGGATTTGGATGATGAACAACTTTGAGGGCTACTCTCTGATGGGCGGTATTACCGCGTCAGGAAAACAGAGACAGGACACCTCGGCGACACTCGGTCGGGAGAGTGGCTCTTTTTTAGGATATGCAAGTTACCCACTTATGTGGCGTTGCGAGCATTGCGGGGAAACCTGCGAAAAAGAATACGCATATGAACACGAACATTGTGGAGAGGATAAAAATGATAACAGAAAAGAAGATTGAATATAAAATGGGATTAGGGATGCCCCGTGGATCAAAGGTGATCGTGAAGGCGGGAAATAGACAGGCAGATATTACATTAATCGAGAACGAGGATGGGCATACCTGGAAGTTGCAGATCGATAGGGATCTCCCCGAGACGGAATATCCGACTCTCGAAAATGCGATCCTCTCGGCAGAAACTTTGTTTCGGGAAGTGGTATGATTGTAGCCTTTGATTTGGAGACTGTGTGGAGTAAGAACTACTCAGTCTCAAAGATTGGCCTCGACCGATATGTGAAGCACCCTGACTTCCGAGTCACCCTCGTTTCAATCGTAGCAGAGGATGGATTTGAGTGGGTAGGGGAGCCACAGAAGTTGCCGGCAGACCGCTTAAACGGCCATACCCTAATCTCCCACAATGCCGAGTTTGATTCGGTCTGTGCAAGGGCGGCCATAACCAAGGGACAGATGCCCCAGTTTATGCCTGCGGATTGGATATGTACGGCCGACATGGCATCGTATCACCAGCTACCCCGACCACTCTCCTCGGTATATAAAGAACTATTTGATGAGGAATTATCGAAGGATGCCCGTGAGCAGATGGCGGGATTATCCGTTGAAGATATTCAGGCGAACTCTAATTTTATCAATTACGCTTTAGAAGATAGTCGAGCCTGTCTCCGTGTATATCGGGAACTTGAGGTAGGATTTTCAAGGAAAGAAAGAACACTTTCTGCCATCACCCGAAGGATCGCAAACAGGGGATTGCCGATAGATGGTCCGCTCTGCCAGCAGTTCATTGAGAAGATGGAAAAGGTATTAAATGATACCCCCCGCCAAACAACTCTATGGAGACAGGCAAACCTCGCCCATACCACTTTAGAGAAATTAATCATGGGCCAGCGGATGGACCGCCGAGTGCCTACCCGTTTGAAATATTGTGGCGCTCCCCATACCAAAAGATGGAGCGGTGCTGGCTTGATAAACTTCCAGGCTATTCCAAACGATAAGGTGGAAGGGATATCGGTCAGGGAGTGTCTGAAGACACCGGCTGGGCGGGTACTCGTATCAGCAGACTTATCTCAGATCGAGCCGCGCGTAATTGCGTACTTGGTAGGCGATGCAGACTTTCTCGGCCTAGTCCGTGGAGGAATCGATATTTACGAAGCACATGGCCGAGCGTCCAAGCTGTACAACGAGGATGAACCAATGGCCGAGCTTGCCCCTGAGATGAGAAAACTGTGCAAGGCAAGACTGCTCGGGTTGGGTTATGGGTGTGGATGGCAGAAGTTTATCGATGTAGCAAAATCATTCGGTGTGAATATGAGTGAAGCAGAGGCACAAAAACAGGTGCTTCTATACCGCGCACAGAACCCTGATGTCATGCTATCTTGGTCCAAAATGGAAGACCAATTCCGTGAGTGGATGAAAGATACTCCCGAATGTATCACATTTACTACATTGTATGACAGCCCAGTAAGCTACTTCAATGCCCATGAGAAGGACGGGGATCTCTACGCCTCAACCGTCCGGGGATATGAGCCGGTAAAAATCTATGGGGCTAGGCTGTTCCAAAATATGGTACAGGCAACCGCTAGGCAGATATTTGCAGACGCGCTTATGCGCATCGAAGATGCGGGTCTGCCGATCTGCCTCCATGTACATGACTCTGTAACCGTGGAAGTGGCAGAGAATGAAGGACAGGCGGCACTCGACCTTTTAATTCAACTACTAACGAAAGAACCCGATGTCATGCCTGGGCTTCCCTTGGCCGCAGAGGGGGAAATCAAAACACACTACTGATTATGAATGATGTATATAATATAGAAAAATTCCCTATCCCTGAAGAGGGTGAATATAAAAACCTTGGATACCTTTTAGGTATTACGATTGATGGAGATGATCCATGCATATCTAAAGTTCATCTTCACTTTGAACGACAAGGCGTAAAAACCATCTATGTATTAGAGGATGGCGATAAAGAATCGATCATCAAAGAGTTAATACAATGGTTTCAGATACAACTGATTAACCAGGTAAAACATGGAACTCAGGATGTTAAGCTAATCATCGAGAAAGTAGGCGGGGAACTAAAAATCGATATGCCATGAAAAAACTGGTGGAATGGTTGGCGTATACGGGGTTCTTGCTCCTGGCAATAGGTGCATGGCTGTGGATAGTAACCGCATTTTTCTGTGCGATTATGGGAGGGTCGGGCATAATCGAATGATTAAGTACATTATTCAAAACTTGGTTCACAGTAGTGACACAATCAAATTTATTAATCAAGACACCACTAGTCTAGAAGACATTTGGACGACAATGTGGCCAAAGAAAAAAGAAAATACAGGTGAGTATTATCGACCTATGTTGTTTCATACCAAAAAGGAGGCGAAAAGATACTTAACTCAAATCAAGCGTCAATCGCGTGAGGATTGGGCTAAGAACTCACACATTTATAGATTCTATGGTTTCAGAAAACCTGAGTGGGACATTTACGAAACCTTTTACAGATCAGAGAAATGAAAAGGCTATTAAATAGAACACTACTCATAGGCCTATGCGGTCCAAAAGGTGTGGGTAAATCGACCTATGCACGATCATTGGGTGGAGTGACCCTGTCATTCGCCACCCCGATCAAGGAGATGCTCAAGGTAATATTACCCCATCCGATTTGGCTCGATAAAAAGGAAGAACCGATACCAGGATTCCCCGAGCATATTACTGTGCGCAAGATGCTACAGGAACTGGGGACCACATGGGGTAGGGAAGGGCCATCAGGGTATCCAAATATTTGGGTAGATGCGGCCAAGCGGATGGCCGAGCCTTACCTCGGAAAACGCCTCGTTGTATTTGATGATATCCGATTCCCCAATGAGGCATGGGCGATCAAGCGATGGGCAGACCTGTACAGAATATCGTACAAGATAATCCACATCTCTCGGGAAGGCCATCAAATCGATCAAAATGATTCTCATATCTCCGAGCATGGTATACCTGATCATTTTATAACCGAGTGGGTGACGGTGGATAATAATGCCGAGTAGACCCTCCAACTCCATCCGCAAGATGGCAACCGATGCCCGTCTACGGCAGATGCTCAGAGCATTACCCGAGGACCACAGAGGATTTACTCAGGATGAGATTGCCCGAAAGGCAGGAGTCGCAAAGCAGACGATTTCCAAGATCGAAAGAGGGGCAATGCTAAAGATTACCGAGCAGATCACCCGGTTACTGGCAGACGAATAATGGCCACCCTGAAAGGAGATTTACGCAGGTGTCTAGAAAACCTGCCAGGCGGACTTTTGTCTCATCACGATGTGATCCTAAAATTAACCCTCGTAGTTACAAAGTATACACAGGACGAACAGACAGCCATAAATATTATCGAGCGAATACTCTCACAAATATCCCATCGCCCAAACCAGCCATATGAGATACGCAACGCAGTACGAGGGGCATACATAAGGCATCACAATCCAAACCTGCCCAGCAATCCAATACAGGTAGTACCTCCTGATCCATCGCTAAAAGAAAACAACCTAGGCGAGCATGGGCTATTCGAGAAGTATGTCCTGCGGAGTGACCTCATTCCTCAGAATGCGGCCCAAACAATCTCCAAACTCTTCAGCCCCAACGAATCAATCTTTGTACAGAAAGCAGTAGCCGAGCGTGGTGCATTAATGGCTGTATCCGATTGGATAAACCAGCCCGACCTAGATGACTACCAATTCATCACTTATAACTGCTTCCCCGCCCAGGCGACCAACCGGTCGGAGTCACAGGTGGAAGGGAGAAAGTATTTACTCCACGAGACAGACGATCCATCCCTCTCCTTCGAGCAACAGCTAGGCCTTATCAAACGCCTAGAAACCGAGGCCGAGCTAAAGATGATCGTAAACTCAGGAGGGAAGTCTCTACACGCTTGGTTCCATTGGACACCAGGTAATAAAGCATCGTTCCTCGAACTCTCCCAAAAGCTGGGCGGAGATCCACGATTCAAACTAATGAACCAGCTATGCCGGCTACCCTGGGGAACACGCAAAAAGGAATGCGAACCATTCCCTGTCAGGCAGGAGGTAATCTTTTGGAAGGAATAAACGCATTCCTCCTTAAAAAAACCATCGCAAGACGGTTTATTAATTTAGGCGTTCCCCTCGAAGATGCCTGCCAGTTTGCCGACCGAATGACGGAAGGCACACAGGTGATAATCGTCCGCGACCCCGATACCCGCAAGCCCGATTTTATTATATTAGTAAAAAAATCAAACAACTAACAACTAACAACAATAACATGGCATATAAAGAAGACTACTTAAACGAGCGAACCATCCCCATTATAGACGAGATCGACCGCTACCTATCCACCCTCCCAAAGGTAGAATATCCTACCGCATCAACCGGTGATCATCCATTTACCTATTCCGTGGCCATCGATGATCCGCTCCCCCCGCCCAAGTTCCAAACACTCCCCCAAATGATGAGGCACAATAACGATCCCATGCCCAAGCAGGTGATCGAGAATGTCCTCCACAAAGGATCAAAGATGATCATATCAGGCTCATCCAAGGCGGGAAAAACCCTCTCCCTCCTCCACCTCGGCCTTGCTGCCGCCAACGGGTCCACCTGGTTAGGCCACCGCACCGCAACCTCCAAGGTAATCTACCTCGACTTTGAACTTAAAAAGCGAATAGCCTCCCGCCGGATTGCCGAGATGGTAAATGCCAACCCACAATACGACCAAAACAGCCCAAACTTTCTATACTGCTCACTCCGTGGCCAGTCCCGGACCCTCGAAGACCTCGTCCACCACATAGAAGACCTCGAGGACTTCCAACCCGACCTCGTAATCGTAGACCCATTCTATAAGCTCGCCACAGGGGCAGATGAGAATGATGCCGGTGCGATCTCCGAAATAGTTAACCGTATGGAGAAGTTCTCCGAGCGACTCGACTGCTCATTCGTCTATGCCCACCACTTCTCAAAAGGAAATAAGTCTGACACAGACCACATCGACAGGGCAAGCGGGTCAGGCGTATTTGCCCGTGACCCCGATGCCATCCTTACCCTAACCCCCCACGAAGAGGAGGATCACCTCGTCCTCGAAGCCACCCTCCGAGACTTCCCGACTCCACCCCCACAAGTGGTAGAATTTTCATGGCCAAACTTTATCCATAAGCCCGATATGGAACCTAAATTAAGAAAGCCAGGGCAGACGAAAGATACAAAAAGGTTAAACGATAAGCTATCCACCGCACTCCTTGAAATATTAAAAACTAACTCCGTTATGGGACTTGATAAGCTCCGAAAAAAACTTGAGGATGAGACAAATGAGTCAATAGGAGATAAGAAATTTGATACGATTATGGGTATTTGTAAGAAAAATATTAGTGTACATATCACTAAAAATGGTATCGCAAACATTTATTCCTATACCGAGTAATTATGTCGATTTTCCTTACT